ATGAATAGGTTGGTACGTTCTTGGGTAGAAACGTCTACGCTTTTGCCTTTCTGGCCAACACCGAATAGGTTATATCTCATCTTGTGAACTCGGTCGATACAGCTGGCTGGCGACGCCTAAGCCAACGCCGAATGGCGCCACTTGGTACATTAGATCTTGGAATTGCTTAAACTTGGCAATGCGATCTGCTTCATCCGCGTACTGTTCTATGCGAGAGATTCCAGCGCCTGATAGCGCGTTTATAACATCCTGGCTAGCGTTTTGCGGAACTATAGCGCCTTGGAATTCACCCACATCTACCACGCGACGCGGTTTCGCTTCAAAGTATTCAGTAGGCATATCTGAGATGGATTCCTTATATTCGTATGCGCGTTGTTTTAATTCATCCGGCAAGTTTGGATATAGTTCGCTCCATGAATCTTTGCCTGCTAATACATCAGTTAGTTCCTCCATCTGCGCAGGTCGATCCCAATGTTCGCTTGATTTATATTTGCGGAATTCGTTTAGGTCATCCAGCAAGGTGTCAAGCTTCGCTTCGTTAGCGTCCTTGATGGCTTGCATCTCATCCGCCGATACTAGTCTGCCGCGCGCCTTCTTCACTTCCTTCAGATTCTTAAACTTGGGCGATAGTTTGCCGCGCATTGCGCCAGCGCCATACATGCTTACACTTTCGCCTTCGTCTGCCTTCATTAGCTTCACAGCGTTCTCAGCAGTGTATGGCTTGTATCGTCGATTACCTGATGGTGTGTAGCCTGCGAACAATTTGCGAGTTATCTCATCTTCTGGAATTAAGTCATTAACCCACTGATCGAATTCTTCATCTAGTCCCGCTTCACGGATCTGCTTTCTCATGTCATAGGATTCATATGGCCCATCGCTACCAATTGGCGTAATGCCTTTTTCAGTAATAAAGGCATGTAGCGCTGCTCGGTCGTTACGAAATGCGCGCGCACCAGATTCGCTAAACTGATCGGCGCCGTATGAGTACCGCATTCCGGTCGCCTTCATGGAGTCAGCTAGACGGTCTTCTATTTGCTTTTCGCCTGCCTTAGAAAGCTCGTTAATTACTCCAGGATGGCGAGCCGTGTATGCGTCAGATGAGTACACTGGATTCATGCGTCCAGGCGTGGCTAATGTAGAATCACCTACCAGGGTAATCTCGCCGAATCCTGTTAATGGCTTCTCGGCATCTACTACCGCGATAGACGGCATAGGTAAGCCACCTATCTGATTCGCGTTTAATAGATTGGCGTCGCTCAAGTTATGCGTAGTCAGTAAGCGTTCTTCTGGTAGGTCGTTGCCCATACCTAGCGCATTAATAGGCTCATCATTACGTTTCAACACGGTCGGTAATTTGTCATCAAAAACGACAAAGTTACGTGTTCCTTCGCTGGCGGCGCGCGATCCACTATCGAAGTATTTTATTCCTGGTATGCCTAGCTCATCATTTAATCTCTGACTTACAATGTTTTGCGACGAATACGCCCCGTCTATGCCTTGCGTCCTTCTTGCATCACCGACAAATCCAGGCATACGAGCCAGTCTAGTGTATGCCTCTCCTCCAGTCATTGCGGGATCAGGCCATAGATCCCCCATCGCTTTCTGAACACTCTCCGGCTGCTCTCTTAACGGCTTATTCCAATCAAGCATCTTATCGATTGCTGCATCAGGAATGTCAACTTCGTAAAGATTTTTGCTACCGCTTACCGCTTCAATCAGTGCGGGCGAAGGATCCCAGTTTTTTAGATTTTTACTATACGCCGCACTAATGGCCTGCGAGGGGTAATCAAATCCTAACCAGTCATCGGCGGCTAGCGCCTGGATTACTTGCTCTTGTTGCTCGGAAAAAGTCTTGGTGCCGATCAGATCAAGTAGTTCCTCAAATTCTGCATCTTCCGGTAACGTGTCTAAAAAATTCCGTTTGACTTCAGAGAGCGGAACTTGATCAGCATAGTTTTCTGCGACTTTTGGATTTTCAGCAAAATATAGCCCATGCCCGTAAGCTTGTGCGCCTTCGCCCGTTCCTACCTTCTTCATATCGAAAACGTCAAATTTGTGCGGCGAGCCGTGGAATGCTGTCATTGCCGACATTGCTGGAACAAAAGGTAGAGCGCCCATAGCCGTTAGGCCGTAGTTCAATGGCGTGCGTTCTTCAGGATTCATGTATAAATAGCGCGCATCAGTCGCCAGCCCAACAGCATCGCCAATTACTGGCGCGAACGAGCCTAGTGCGCCGAGGTTTGTTAGTGCGTCGCCGCCTAGTGCGTTCTGATGTTCTGCGATTCCGCTTGGCGCGCCCACTGCGCCCACTGGCGCATTATCCACCATCGCCTTGCGGCGCATGTATTCTTGCGTGCCTTCCATGCCACCTGCTAGTCTGTTAGCGTCTCGTTGGCGGCGCCAATTATCTAGGAAGTTTTTCATTAATCGCCTACGAATATATTAAAGCTTCTACCTTCGCGGATCGCGGCGGTTTCCGCCTGCATAATTGGTATTCTGATATTGTTCTTACGTATCCGCTGAGAAGCAGCCTCATACCTACTCATTACTTCTGGCGGTACAGCCACGCCAAATTCAGGCGCTAGATACTCACATAATCCATAGGTCACGAGGTTCTTGTATCCAGGCGCCAGCGTCACAGTAGCATCAAGTGAAGCAAATAAGCTAAACTGCTCCCATCGGTGCAGTTTAATTGTCATGTTGGCAGATGGTACTGGCCAGATATAAAGCTCTCCCAGCGGGTAATCTGGTTCGTAATATAGGTACTCTGGTAGGTCGGTAGTCGTTTCCTTGTCTACGATGCTGGTGTACCCGATACGTGTCTCTAAGAGACGCAAATTGTAGTCATTACCATTCGCATCTGTATAGAAAGTCGAATTCTCTATACGTATCGGGCGCGTGGTATTCATATCGCCGCCGCTACCGATGGTCATAGACTGCGCGCCGCCTGTCCATGTTTGCGAATCTTCTTCGATGGCGAACACTAACCCTCTGTCAATGTTCCATTCGTCAAGCATGTCATTAAGCGCAGTCAGTCCATCCGCCGCTTCCTCGGTAGATGGATCCTCGCCGGTTTCTAGTACGTGCATTAAGCGTAGTGAGCGCTTAATCAGATCTCGTGCTGTCGCCATTTTAGTGCCTATTCAATAATTAGTGTTCGTGGTTCGATAAACGTGCTTTTTCGGTCAGTACGTACGCACCACCGTTCAATCGCTTCACGGTAATTCGGATCATCGCAATCGTCTACAATGATTGTGCCGCATGTTTCTGCGAAGATATCAAAGAATGCCATGCGGCCTTTATGTGCGCGTGGTGGGCCATCGTGGAAAGCTAACGCGAAGTCTATCGGTAGTTCGTCTAAGTCATCATCGGTCAGTTTGTAAAATCCGGTTTTTGCGTTAATCTCGCATTCGACTAGCGCGATATTTGTGATGCCTGATTCTGCGGATAGCTGGCGTAAATTCGCCGCCCATAGGCCATGATGTTCCAAACAATAAACAATCTGATCGGGCGCGGCTGCCGCCATCAATATCGTACTTAATCCGCTACCTGTTTCGATTATTGGCCCATCCGCCTTGCGCGCTAATGTGATGGCGCTCATTAGGCTATCTTCTTTAGCCACATAGCCAGGATTGCCTGTATATTTACGCGCCTCGGCTAGATCCTCAAATGTTGCCGGATCGCCGTTCCTAATCTTTTCGCAGATATGTTTTAACGTGGTTTGCTTTTGGCGCCGAGCGAATGCTGCCAGGCTATCCTTAGCGATATACTTACCGGCATGAGATAGCGTCATATTAGGCGCCGCGTATATCTTGCCATCGTAATCTTCGCGCCACTTGTTGCAAAAGTTAAGATCGCCGCCCCATCTAACGCCATCCTTATAAGTGCGTTCGAACACTATAGGCACTTTCATTCGTCGATCTTCTCGATGCCAAAATTGTTCCGCATTACGCGCCATCAAGTGGAGTACATGGCGCGATATTCTCATGAATCCGGTAGGTAGTCCGTCTACCTCTACCAGGCCATCCGTTCGCACCAGGCCATCATCTTTTGGTCGGAACGGCATGCTTTCATTTTCAGATTCCCGTCGATAGGGATAAACGCCGCCAACAATTTCGACGTTTTCATAATTCAGTAATTCTATAATGTGCTGCGGCTGCCAATTTACATCCGCATCGATGAATATTAGATCGGTACAATTGCTAATAAGAAATTCCTGAACTACCTTATTGCGCGCATCGTCTACATGACAATTGCCGGATAAAAGAAGGTAGTCGTGTGGAATGTTTTGCCGATCAAGTGCTCGCAATGTTTTTGCAATGGCGAAAGTGTAACCAGCATCCGGATCCTCATATACAGTAGTGGCGATCATCGGCTTGTGCTCATTTGCTCGGTAGCCTACAGGCGCGCCAACATCGTGATAAATTCGTGACATAGTTCCCCCCGAAACTAATAAGGATAGGGCGCCCGAAGGCGCCCGAACCTGTTTGGTTTAACCGCCGGTGTCAATCAATCCGATAGTTCGAAGCGCCGAATATAGGCGGTCGATCTTCGTTTCATTTAGTGCGGTTGTTGCTGTGGTGGTTCCCACTGCGGTAATGCTAGGACGCACCACGGGAGTCGCGCCAAAAAACGCAACTTTTTCCGTGCTGGCCGTACCTAAACACATACCGTCTGGGCCATTATCACCAAGGTAATGAACTGCCATGATTTTTACTCCTTAGTTAATTAAGCGCCAGAACCCATAACACGTGTTGCCCATTCCGGTCGCAAGGTCTTCCAACCATGCAACAAGTCAAGACGGCAGGGAATGTTATCGTTATTGATATCATACTGACGCACGCATCGAATACTTAAACCGTCATACACCTCACGCGCGGCGAAGTGAACACCTTCTGGCATTTCAAGGTCGGCAGTCGCGAAAGCGAAAGCTTCACCGTGATAAACCAAATGGTTAGGATAAGCAGTAGACGCAGCACCAACCCAAGTAATCGCATCAGCCGAACTAGGCAGGTGGTCAACATTCTGCTTGGATCCAGTCGAGATGATTGTGGGTGAAATGCTGATAACGGTCGTGCTTGGCGTAGTCGCATCAGTAACAACAAACTGCTGCTCGTGCGCGTAAGCCACCTTCGTCTCAGGATGCACAGCTTTAACACCCGCAATCGTGAAGATAGAACCAACCGCTGGGGCAGCTGAAGCACCCGTAATGGTTAGAGAACTATCGCCACTTGATACAGAGGCGTTAACCGTGATACCAGTAACATCGGAGCCGTTAGTATGCGTGTAAATGCGCTCATTCTCATGCCACATCAAACCAGCGCCACGGCCCACGTAACCCTCGCGGTATTGTTTAGCAATCTCGGTAGAGTCTTGGAACAAGCCCTTAAGTGCATCAACCTGGCCAGCCATATCAACAGATTCCATTTGGATATGACGGTCATTATCTTTAGGTGCAAGATATTGGTTTAGCTTGGCTTTAGCCTTAGCAATCTGCGCGAAGGTCGGCAGCGTGCCAGGTGTTCCAACATGGTTATAAACGTCTGCGGTAACATCATCCAGCATAGCGCCTTCAATGTTAGAGACAAGAACAGCCACAGCCGGTTCAATGATGCGCTTCGAGAAGTCATCAAGGTCAAGCGTAAGATCTTTAGAACTGAAATTCATATCAACACCTTTCTGTGTTGCCACAGTAAGGGTTACGCTTTCTTCTTCAGTATCTTGTGCTTGTAGTGTTTTACCCGTTCGTACAGTGTACTTATTAGGTAAGCGAATTTTTAACGAGTCGCCGATTTTTGCGCCAGTCTGCGCGAAGGAACTGTCATATTGACGTTCGACCGTGCCGATGAATGCGAGTTTTTCGTGCGCTACTCGTAACACTTCCCGCGTTACAGCGGTAGGCGTTAGAAGTGAGTTAGCCATTTTTTAGGTTCTCCAATTAAGTTAATTTATCCATAGATTTCTTTATTGCGCTTTGTCATCCATGATTTGATATCATCTTTATCGCCAGCCTTCTTGCTTGCTGGTGCGCGAGACTTTATCGCCTTGGAAGGTGTTGGCGCATTTGAAGGTTTTTGAACTGGCTCACCGTTGCCCACTTGCATAGATAGCTGTGCTACAGCCATTACTTGCTGGGTCGGTGGCATTTGCGCAATACCAGCGGCAATATCGGGGTTCTTCCCTAGGTGATACCAGACTTGCGGCGCGTTCTTTGCGTTAAGTACTGCTTCACCCATTGCTGGCGTTATTGGCAGATCCTGCGAAGTCGTAACTTCTACAAAGTCTGGGTAAATTTCCTTACCTGCATCAAGTGCAGATTGGCGGATAGATTCAGTATGTTGCGCCGCCTGCTGCTGCAATCGTTCGGTCTGTTTTGCTACGCCTTGCTGCCGTTCGGCGCGCATACGTTGCTCTACTTCCTGAACTGCTACAGCCTTGATGTAACTTTCATAGTCGTCAAAATCTTCTGGTGCGAGTGTTTCCGCTTCATTCTGCGGCTGCTGGGATAGTTCTTGCTGCTCGGCTAGAACTCGTTCCTGCATTTCAGTAATGAAACGATCACGCTCATGCACCTTGCGGGTCAGTTCATCGATGCGTTTTTGAAATCCTGATTTGCCTGGTTTCTTGGGTTTTTCTTCCTCAGATTCAGTACTTTCTTGTTCTTCATCTGAATCAGGCGCTTCGCTTTCTACGGCGGTATCGTCGCCGGTTTCCACTGCCGTAGTGGAACCCTCACTGTTTTCAACCTCTGGATTTTCTTCGGTCGCGGCTAGCTCATTAGATTGTTCTAATGCATCCATCTTTTATATCCCCATATTAAGGCGCGCGGAATTGCGCGAGTGTGCGCCGATAAAGCTCGGCTAAACTTTGCGAGAGGCAGTTATTTTTTGGGGTTCTTAACTACTTCGATAGAATTTTGCGTTTGCTGCAATCGTTGTGATAACAGCTTGTTTTGTTCCTGTAGCTCAGTGATATAGCGCTGGGTTTTAATCTGTTCTGCTGTCAGCACTTGGTCAGCCACGCCGCGCTCGTGCGCACTAATAGCATTCATCTCCTGAAGTGCGAGTTTGTCTGCTTCAGCGGCCACGCCAGATTCAAATTCAGATTCACCTATGCGGGCCTTAAGGCGATCAGTCTCAGCGCGGAACTTGTCCACTTCGCGATCTTGCATTTTGTTGATGTAATCAGCACGCAAGCGTTGCGCGTTCATTTCCTTGTCTGCTTCCTTACCCGCCAGCTTGTCTTCTAGTCGATTTTTCTCGCCAACTGCCATATCCAGCTGCTGCGTGGTTTGCTCCAGCGCCATCTGCATTTCCTGCATTTGCTGCTGTAGCTGGCCAATGATTTGTTCTTCGTCTTCTTCGCCAAGTATCTCGGCTGGTATCATATTCTTGATACGTTGGGCCATGTCATCACTGCCAGGCCAATCCATGTTCTTAACTAGCTGATCTCCGATAACATTCCACAATTGCGGATTCGTTTCGACGATACGGGCCATTGATTCAAACGCTTCAGTTCGTCGCGTTGCGAAGCTTGGGCCAGTGGTTACAGCTACGTCATACTTGCCAGCGCCAACATCATAGATACGTTCAATCTTTCCAGAAGAATCTTCGTGTTCGCCCGCGTTCTCTGGGTCTAGTATTACCGTGCTGGGTTCATCATTTTCACCCAAGATTCTAGCCACTCGGCGCGTGTCGTAGATTTTTGGTATTAGGTCAACGATAATACGCCCACCATGCTGAACTGCGTATGCCATGTTATCCGTGAAGTGGAACGTGGCGACATCTGAAGCTTTCTGGCGGTTATGTATAGCTAGGCCACTGCGCTCGTTCGTGGTTTCGCCCATTGAAGCGCCAAACTGGCCAGTAACGGCCTGCAAGTCACCGTTAGCGCTTTCCATCAAAGCATGTAACTGAGCGTTTGGCGCTGGCGGTGGTTGGCGCATAGGTGGCTGCAAAGGATTGCCGCGCTCATCAAAGTCGTTGTATGGCAAGAACGGCATCGATTTAGTGTTAGCCATCGCATAGTAGTCTTCGTAGCCATCCATCGCCTTGCGTCCTGCTACCCACGGCGCTTTGGGTGCTAATGCTGAGACTTCAGCATTTACGCTAGCCGCGTAGTTGTATAGTCGCTGTGCGTCCATTGAACGGCGCACCAGGCCCATTACATAGCGCTCATCTTCCACATAGAAGTCTTCACCTGGCACACGAACGATAGGGATATACTTGCCTGGTAATAGTTTGCCGCTCTCGCCGCCCTCTATAATTTCCTGGCCGTTTAGTATTTGGTGGCGTAATTGATTTTCTTTTACTTCCGCTTCGCCCGTAATCAGGTGCGTATCCATCATCTCATGCGCGCGGTAGTCGCTGGCTAGCATTGGTTTTGGGTCTTCAGGCATTGCTAGCGGGTCATTCTGCCGTGGCTGCACGAATAGGTATTTGACAGTTTCTTCTTCTAGCCACCAGTGTTCCGCTACTCGAATACGGTCGCGCGTAGTCCAGCCATCGCCGCGTCCTGCTTCGTTCCAGTCGAACGGTTCAGCATTAGGAAACATGCGCGCAAATTCATCTTCGCTCATGTGATCTGTTTGGAATGCGCGCCTTGCGTCAGCGCCCGCTAGGTCATCACACCACGGGTCAAAATAGACTGCGAAAGGATTACGAACTGGCTTGATAAGTATTTCCTGGTAGTTGTATAGCGGGTCAACTACTTCAGTGTCTATTCTAAAATAGCCAATACCGCCCATAATCTGGTACTCGGCTGCAATATCGTAAGCCATGCTTGCACGCGATACATGCTCTATATGGCGCACCATTCCCTGCATAATCTCGGCAGTCTCAACGTCTGCGTTGTCATCCTGCGGCAGTACACGTATGCTGCTGCGGTTCTGTCGCATGTTGTTAGTGATTTGCTTGGCGTGTATCTGGATCTTGTTAATGGTTAAGCACGGACGTGCGCCGTCGCCATCGTTCTCACGTAAACGACGCAGTTCTTCTGGCCATTGATCATCAGCCATACCAAATCGGATATCTTCTAATTGTCGCTCACGATTTAAAGCTTCTTGTTCTTCGATAGCTTTAAATTCGTCTTTGATATCTTCAATCTTCATTAATTAGCCATCCATCCGGCGCCGCCATGAATCAGGCGCGGTAGCGGTTTACGTTCAAGTTTACTCACCGGCTTACTTGCCAGCTGTGGAAATAGTTCAGTTAAGGCGAACACCATCGCATCTAATCGGTTTGGGCTACGCGGGCCTGTATATCCGTGTGTGGCCATTGCGCACATCTCATCTTCAAGTTCTGGAAACGTGCCACCTAGTCGTGCTTTGCCAGTCTCAAATAGCGCTGCTATCGGTTCTGCGCGTACGTGCTTGCCTCGGCTTGCTGTGATTGCTTTGAATGGCGTATCTGGTCGCGCGGTCTGAATAACGTGTTCTACCATCGCGCCGCCGTAGTTAATCTCGCCGATTACAAGGTCTGCGCTCACGTTGTCGAAAGTATCTGCTACCACTTTGCCCCACTTGCCTGGCGAGCCTTTCATAGTGTAGTCGTAAAGCACTACAGCGAAGCCTTCTATGGTCATTGCGGCGACTACGATACCAATCTCATCATTGTTGGTATCTGGGTCGTCATCTGCGCCGCTTGGGTCAACTGCCACTACTACGCGAGTAAGGTCTGGTAGCGTGGTTTCGCGCGCCTTCTCTATGCTCTCGATAGTCCACAGCGCGCTATCGTTAGCGTCTGCGTATTCACCATCAAGGAAGCGTTTGCGCTGCCGTGCTGGCAGCTGCGCCAGCATCTTGATGTATTCTTTTGGTAGATTTTCTTCGTTATCTTTCGGGTTAATCTTAACCGCTTGAAAGTTACCAGGTTCCGGTAGTACCTGCTTGGTATCAGGGTCACGTTTCGCTTCGAATATCTGATACGTCCAGTGCGCTTTAGATGGTGGGTTATAGTCGTAGTAGAGTTTCAGCGGTAGTGGCCGCTCCCCATCTCTATGCGCGCTCATAACGTTCTGCGCAAGTCGTGTTACTGCGATGTTTCGAGAGTTCCAGGGTATCTGCGAACACTCGTTAAGGAAGATGGTCGCGTATTCTTGGCCTAGGATTTTCTCGGTTCGTTCCTTGTCATCCAGGCCACCAAACCATATTTGTGCGCCGTTAGGGAGCTCGGTGAACCAGTTAGATTTGTCTAATTTGTACTTAATGTCAGGGAACCGCGTTTGCATTACCTTGGGAAACGTATCGAAGATAATGGCACTTTTAACTGCGTTAAATCGGTATCGCAATACCGCGTGTCTGCTCCCTGGAGCCTTTAATGCGCGCGTGACAATCGCAGCAACAAACGCAAAGGTCTTGCCGCTTCGTGATCCACCACGAGCCGCGCAATGCGTTGCATCGCTTGCAAGTACTTTTAACAGTTCTTCCTGTTTCTTTGTCCATTTAAAGATCGTCTTCAACCTCAGACACTTGCACGGTTATGGTTCCATCTACCTGCGCGGTTAAATCAACAGCCTTCTTCTGCGCGTGTACGTACTTCATTAGTTCCTTGTCGATGGCTACCTTCTGGAATTCGTTTAGGTTGTGACCGTTGCGTGCTTCGACAAGCTTCTTAACTGGGTCGTAACCCATCGCTTCAAGTGTCGCTATCACTTCGCCTATCTTTACGTTAGCGTCGGCGTTCTGGCGTTTCTCAGTCTCATCGTGGCCTACTAGCGCCTGGGCGCCAGCGTGCGCTTCGACCTTGCGGGCCTTTACTTTGCGCTTTGCTGGTGTCTTTTTGGTGACCATTAATCAGCTACCCAAACAGTAACCGCGCCATTTGTGTAAGACGATACAGTAGCGCGCATGTATGGCCACGGCGCCTCAGACTCATAACCACCACTGGCTGTGATAGCAGCGCCCAAACTAACCCAATTAGTGTTGTCTACTGACGCCTGCATTTGCACTGTGGCCGTGCCAGTGATAAGGATCTGGAATACGCGAGAACCCTTACCGCCATATACCGTGCTTTCAGTCGTCGCCGTTACTGCATCTAGCAGCTTCGTTACACAGTTCCTAGGCCCATTGCTCATTTATAACCACCATCGTTTGCGTAAGATTTTGCGCCTGGTAACGGCGCCCTTTGGTATGATTGTGTCGTGTCCATAAGTAATATCGTCGTGCTTGGGGTGTGAATGCGTGGATACTACTTTGATCGTGTCTTCCGTTTCTTCTATGACATAGCCTACTGTGAACATAGGCCAGGTTTCCATCTGTGAGATATCTTCGCGCGATAGCCAGCCAGTGGAATGGCTAACGATATCGCGCCACTCGATTAGCTCTAGTACTGGTGTCATTAGTTTATGTGCTTGTCTGTTGTGGTGTTGGATGTGCGCAGTTCAGCTTCTATTAAATTTGTTTCTTCAAGTCTTGCCGCGATGATTGCAGCATTCCAAAAGCCTACTTGTTGGAATGGGAAATAGTCTGGTGCTACGCCGTTCGTTCCTACGCACGTATCCGCGCCCTCAGTGATTGCAGCAGTGCCAGTGATATAGCCAAATGCTGCGCCAGTGCCAACCATTGTATCGGCTTGCTCTGTGATCGCTGCCGTGCCTGTTACGCTGCCTGCTGAACTTATCGTGCCGCCGGCTACGCACGTATCAGCACTTTCTGTAACGGCTGTGGTTCCTGTTATGTAGCTGAAGATGGCGCCAGCTGCTGCTGCTGTATCGGCGCCCTCTGTCACTGCTGTTGTGCCAGTGATGTAACTGAATATCGCGCCTGCTGCAACCGCTGTATCCGCGCCTTCAGTCTTCGCTACCGTGCCGGTAATGCCGCCTGCTGCTGCGGCAAACTCCATAATGACCGACGCTGGCTCTGATCCGACGTCAGTAGTTGTAAATGTCGCTGTTCTAGCTGTGGTATCCGGCGTTTCGTAGTAAGCGATAGCGGCGTAAGGCTGACCGCTAGAAGCTGTCGTGTTCTCATCGCTTAACGAGAATGGAGAACTAACCGTCGTTGTTTGTGACGTTGGCGTATTCCAACCAGCGTTATGCAGGACTGCTAACGCAGCCAAAATAAGATTGCTTGCTGTCGGCGTTATGCTGTTCGTTGTGTGCGACGTAAGGGTACTGCCAAGATCAGAAGTCTTTTCACTCGACTGGACTAAAACACTTGAGGTCGCGTTACCCGAATACTCTACAACAGCCCCGTAACAAGGACCGTTGTCTGTCCAAGAGAATGCAGCGTCGTCAGCGGAAGTTCCGCTAGCTATTCGATAATACGTCGCGTAACCGAATGATCCGGTGCTGTGCGTGTCTATTAGCGTCCAGCCGGTTGGTGTAGTAAATGCATCACCGCCATTCCTGACTGTAATTTGCCCAACAAGTAGATTATTTGCTACTGCACCAGAAACGGTGACGGTAAGGCTGCCAACCCCAGAACCCGAGCTATTGGTATGGGTCGATACTTCTGCAAAGGCCATCAGCTAATTGCTGTAGTGATCTTGTTTAATTCGGTCACAAGGCCAGCCGTTTCTGCTGGTGTCATTACCTCTACAATTAAAGACTTAGACAAATCTTGCCATTCGTTTAACGCAAGCACCTGCACACTGCGCGGGACGTTTGTTCTCATCCACGTCAAAGCATCGCCAATCGCAGAGGTAAGAGCATTGATCTCTGTCTTTACTGCGTAATTAACGTCCTCCTCCTGGTCTTTTGCGTACTGCACAATGCCTTGGGTCGCCCTCAACAATGCTAGCTGGTCTTTTGAGCGCGACAATGTGTTGTAAACGTCCCTCAAATACTCATATTCAACATTACCAGAAGCTAACTTGGTCGCAATAGACTGCGCATTAGCACGTAGCTGTACGGCATTATTTTTGATTTGCCGGTAAGCTTCTGCGGCGCTGTTGTTTGTTGCTAATAAAGCCATAAATACCCTTTGAAGTCCCGCACTTGCGGAAGTGTGGCGTGAACCAAATTTGCTATCTAACTAGATTCACGGCTTAAGTGTTGCCTTCAGTAATCACCAGGCTGGTCACGTCAACGTTATCCGTGATTGCAATAACCGCACTAGGTGATAAGTTCAAATCTGCGCCTGACGCGGCCACAGTACCTTGAAGCACTACATTGGCATTCGAATCAAGGATACGGAAAAATGTTGCGGTTCCGCTTGCATCTGCGCTAGAATCAGCTGTAATGCTCGAAGCTGTCCAGTCGTCGCCACTGGCGGCGGCTGCGCTTGGGTCGCTCATGGTTAGCTGCGCTAGCAACGTATTGCCGGATAGCGCGGTATCCGCATCGGCTGGCACTGTGCCGTCATAAATCCGTAGCGTGCCAGCGCCTGCGCCTGCATCAATCAGCGCAGTGATTTCGTCTAGCATATTGTGGCTAAGTGTCTGAACGTATTTAATAGCCATCAGTCTTTCTCCGGTTCCGGCTGGTAATCATCGCGCATCTTGTTCTGCATCCACTGCTGCGCTTTGGCTTTTGCAGCTTCCTTGTCTTCATCCTTTAGTACTTCGCGAGCATCCTTGTAACCTTTACGGCCATTGATGTTTACTTCACACGTCCACAAGCCATCAAACTTAGTGCGGATCTCGGGAATCCCCATATAGTTCTCCGCATAGAACTCGTGCGTAGTCTTGAACTCGTTCAGTGGTACGTTATTCTCGCCGAATAACTTGCTTAATATTCCCATTTATAAATACTCTCTTTCCAAGTAGCGTTGAGACAAAGGCATAATGTCATATTCGCCTTTGCGTACATCGTTCAATACATTAATGCCTGACCATTCGCGGTTCTTCTGTGGCCCACGGTAGTCTTCATCGTGGGTATAGAATCTTCCACTTACCAGGCCATGAATAAAGCGCCCGCTAACAGTCATTAGCTGGTCGAATCTATGTTCCTGCTGGTGGCCCATTACGAATGAACCCATCAGCTTGCGTAGTCTGTTCTGGATGGTTCCGCCGATAGGACGGTCGGTGTGCGCGTTTGGGTCTGAGAAGTAATGGCAGTAGTTGACGCCATCCAGCTCTTTAATGCGCAGGAACATATGGTGTTTACATCGTTCCAGGTTCAGGCGGTTATAGCTGAATACTTGCTGGCCATAACGTCGAGAGAGCGCATCGGCGCGCGCTCTGCTCATTCGATACTCGTGATTGCCCTCAGTGAAATGCCAGTCAAGGTTCTTGTTAAGCCTGCCTACTGCCTTGAACAGCATGGTCATTGCTTCGTTGCCTGCCTCTATATCTGCATCTAGGTCGTAGTCTTCCCAGCCGTATGATCCAGGCTTATCGTAGCTGTTCAGGCTCGGCATATCCCACCAGTCGCCGATAATGATTATCCTATCGCCTGCCTTGCAATGTTCCTTAATCCAATTACCAGCTGCCTTGATGTGCTTTACCGGAACACCAGGCTTGACCTGGGTATCCGGTATCATTACGTGGCGCCGCACTATATCTGATTACCTGCGCAGATACCCCACGCGCCAGCGTAGGATGATGACACCGCATTAGATTCAAGTAGTGGGATTATGTCAGATGTGATATACTCAACGTCGCTTGGCCTGCTGTTACTTTGGGGCATCTGTAGCCACAGTATTGTCTTCGCTAGGCCATGCTCCGCTACCACCATGTATAACTGCGCCCATCGGCCACATGACATTATCAGCGTTGGCTTGTCTTCGCGTTCCAGTTGCCGCACGAATGGCTGTGCTGCGCCATCGAGCGCGGGCAGTGTTAGCAGAAAAAGCGCGGCTGTTAATACGCACGTCTTAATCCGAACATAATCGCTCAATGATTTCATTATTGTAATCAATCGCCTTTAAGTCGTTGTCAGTTAACCCACCAAGGTCGCCATCAAGATAGACGCGCTCAATGGCCCCGCATGGTATAGAGCCATCAGGCTCAACACTGATTGGCTTCACACGGTCGTATATTGACGCCGCGTTATTTGCCGCTATCAGTGCTAGTGGTATCTCTGCGCATCCTGCGCTCAAGCTCAAACCTGGCACGATTACTAACAGCACCTTTCGCTGCTTCACTAAGCTGTGCCACCAGCTCATCTCGCTGCGCCTGCGTCATTTGCGGCTTGGCCATCTTGCAACCAAGCGCGAACGCCCCCATCAGTAATAGGAAGATGCCGAAGGATACAAACCACAGCATTTAGCTTTCCGCGTTAGCCGGAGCAAGGAACACACCTGCGACCGTAAGCACGGTAGTAACCAGTAGCGTCACAGTCTCAGGGTTAAGCGAATCAGCAACAGCCGGAGCCACCACGTTGAACGCCACCAGTACGCCGATAACAGCGCTTACAAGCGCCGCAATTGCTTTCGAGTATTTAGCCATATCTATATCCCCACCATAATCAAATGAAACAATAGCCCAATAACGGGCAGTTCAATCAGCTCGCCAACGCTCCATGGCGTACGCGCTTCGAGCAACGGCATGCGCTTGAATGTGTTAGCCAGTAGCATGGCGAATACCGTACCCACCATGCACGCACCTACAAATACCAAGTAAGCGCGCCAATCAATCATTGCTAGCGGCGCATATGCAATGCTGTGCTTGAATCCCCAGCCTGTCGCCTCTCGTGCTAGTGTTAGCTCTGAGAAGCCTACGATCTTATTCTCGCTGCGCTTCTCGTAATGCCAGATATCCGCGCTGGCCAGCACCCACTTGCCACGCCATCCGTTATCAAATCGCCAGCCTAGGAGCGCCACACTGGCCGCTACAGCTGCGATGATAGGATGTAGGCCCACCACTTGCGCGGCCATGACAGCTCCAGCTACAGCCTTAGCTGCGTCCCTGGCCCACTTCGGGCGCTTGCCTTCCGGATAGCCGCCACGTACTCGATCAGCTACGCCTGCCAGTGGTAGTGCAATCGCTTCAATCACTTGGCCTCATCTCTCTGGATCCTGGTATCCCTCATCTCGAACTGCCTCTCGCTGAGTGTATCCGATAGGTCGCGCCGCGCCTTCTCGTGCATCTTGAGGAGGTTAGCCACGGTTTCCAGTGGCGCGTCATCCTTCGTTAATTTCCTGAATATGCTCATTTGTTCCGCCTTACTTCTTCTCGCAGTTCTTTGAATGCGCTGGTAAGTTCGTGCATTGCTGTGGTTGATTCCTTTACGATAGCGATAAGCTGCTGATTCAACGCTGTGAACGCACGCCATACTAGCATCAAGAACACGAATGACACTAGGACAGCCGGTCCATCCAGGCGTTCTATAACCATCTCAGTCATAGCCAAATCGGACGTTCTGGTTCATCGTCGCGCCACTCATGCTCAGGCGCCTCGATATGATTAGCGTCTTCAAACCTTCCGCCCCATCGGCCATTGATATCCTTGGCCAAGTATTCCCACACCTCACCTATTTCCTGCCATGCTGGATTGCCGCCATCGGATATATATTCGCCATCGATGAATAGATTTAGGTCGATAGCCAGGCGTTTCTTATGGTTGCTTGTCCTGCTGCCATACGGCCCAGCTTCACCACTCACACCGAATGCGCGCGGGTCACGGTAGCCATCGCCCAGGCTTAACTCATATCCACGGCCATAGCACCAGATGATAAGCTGTGCCACCTTGAAGATGAACTGGCGCTGGCGTTCGCCTAGCGTCACTTACTGCTTGACCTTCTTTGGTTTAGCGGGTCGGCTAGCGGATACATTGGCTATCTGTGCATCTAAGTTACGCTTACGTCCTAGCAGTGCGCGCTGTGCTTTACCAGCCAGACCACTGCCAAGGTTAGTATATTTCTTAGATTTGTCAGGCATATCAGTAGTAGTAGATGTTGTCGTAGGAAGGGAATAGTAGCGACTCATCTTCGAAGTCGCCACTGGCTAATGCCTCGGCTTGTGCTGCCTTGCGCCAGTCTCGGCGGGCTAACAGGTGAGCTTTTAGATCATCGTCGTGGTCGTCCTGGTAAGCCTGGTTCATCGCGCATTCCTGCTTGATTCGCTCGATTTCCCCAGGCGTCAGGCGTTTTTCGTCGTTCATACTTCTATGGTATCCGAATTTCTCCTGCTTGTCCAATGGGTTAGGCTTGTCAAGTCTTGTCGTTCAATGCTTTCTCTAGCTCGGCGATTCGCTTATGTTTTCCTTTTAACACATTACTTTCCTTTTTAACGCATTATGTTTCCCTTTTAACACATCGCGCATTGTGTTTGCTACAGCTATACGCCACGCCGCCATCAGAGCGAGTACACACATCAGTAGCAAGTTCATTGCAGTCTCCGGTGTGACACGCTGCTAATAGCGTATTCACACCTCGGCAGTTCATACAGCCAGTCAGTTCAGCACCTTCTGGCGCAAATGGATTAGGACAAGTGTAAAATTGTGTATCAACATAGCCGCAGTTCTCGCAGTACCACCTGTCATCGACTCCCTTTGTAGTTATCGTCTCTGTTTTGATGGGCCATTTGCTACTAGCTTGCTTTATGCTTTGCCTGCGCAAGATCCGACTATTACTGCCCTTAGTCATTGTTTAGTGCTCATTTCAGACTCTAGCTGCATCAAGATGTACTTGTCGCGAGCCTCGGCGAACACACCAGATTTGAAACTATATAAGTACATTTCGATATGCCCCACTACATCCATCGGCGTAGCGCCCAGCTCCATGGCTTCAGCGACCGCTTCAGCAATCTTCACACTCATCTCGCCACATACCCCACTCTCTCGTGCTTCTTTCTCCAAATCAATCATTACGGTGCCCTCTATTCAATAGCCATTCCTCTATAGCTATGGTGGATGTGTCTTCCTGTATCGCACACTCGTATGCAATTGCTACATAGGCAGCTGCATCCACGTAGTTATCACGATGCAGTACTGGCCCCGCTGCGATGCGCGCAAGCTTTACACATGCCATCATCAGTGCGCCTGCCTCACCTTCCCCCATCTCCCTGTCGGATTCGCTGCTGGCAGTCATTAGCTCACCAAACAATCGATACGACAGCTCCAGGTTCGCGCTCGGATCCCCATACGTCTCATCTCGGTCGTCGCTAGTGAGTTCCGCTGCTTCAATCAGTACATCCTCTCGCAAGCTCGGTATAGTGAATATCTCGTTGCCATCTGAATCTACTTCTCTGCTCATAGTATTCGTCTCCATTGTTCAGGCTTATCGCCTGTGTTAAGTGTATCTTGCCCGTACCGCATAATAAGCAGAGCATCCGCGCGCCCGATATCCTTCTTACGTTTCAGCTTAGACTCCAATTGCGGATATAGTTCAATCGCTAACAGTCTAGCATCATCCTTATTCTTGTTCAACAATCCGAAGTGCTTTTTCCACTTCTGCGGCCTGACGTATTCGATCTCATGTTGTGCAAAGACACCCTCAATCACACCAAGCGAACGGCCAAACGAGAATACACTAGTCACACCTTGCCCTGGCATAGCGTGAACGTCCTCGATAAATACCGCCGATTTATAACCTGCAACAAAAAGGTCTTCGATGTCACGCATATCAGCATAATTCACCATATTGCCTTTGCCTGACGGGCGCGGCATTACGGGCATGTCAACCACTTCTACCCTACCACTATCTACCCATAGGATAGACACCGCTCCAGTCAGTCCTGGATCTACTCCAACTACTTGATTCATAACAATATTCTCCAATTAAAAAGTTTCTATCCTAACCTCTGTCCCTTATATATACATATACCTATGGTTAAGCAGTATTATATATTGGCTTTAAAGAAGCCAAATATATATACTTACATGCTCGGCACATCGGGTAATTTAACCTAAGTTAGTTCAGCAAAAGCTTCGCCATTCGAATCCGGAACCACCACCCACAGCTGCGCCTTCTCACCTAGCATCATTACATCATCTCGCGCTTTGTACGGGTTCTTCAGCTCAGGCGATTGTACCTTGACTAGTTCTAGCATACGCTGCTTCAGTGCATCCATCGGCATACGCTTGCCCTCACTAGCCGCAATCCATCCGGCAGCAGCCTGCGCGCGTTCTCTCTTTTGCGCCATACCGCCAGCGCCTTTGCCGTTTAGGCGATTATCCTCGGCCTTAGTCATTACGCAAGTATCCAGTGATTCATGCGTTAAGAACTCACGCACATCTGCTGCGAAGTCTGATAGTTCCAAGCTGTACTCATCTAGCTTGAACCTTCCGATACTTTTTGTTGGCCCATTCTTCTGCTTAGTTACTCGCATTGTGCCTACCCCTTCCTTCATGCCCATCTTTATCACGGTATCACACGCGGCATACAGGCTAGAGTGTCCACGAGCGCCTAGGTCGGCGTTCTTGCCCGTATGATGCACCAGCACTATCAAGCAGTTGAACTCACGCGCTAGCGCCTGTACGTGCGAAATAGCCTTACCCATATCAGATCCGTCATTCTCATTCGCGCCGCCCATCGCTTGCGCTAGCGTGTCCACGTACACTGTGCCGAACTCATAGCCAGCTTCGCGCAGCTGCGCCAGCGCATCGTAGAACTGATCGAACGATTCAGGCTCAGTGATATGCAGCGCGCCCTCTACAACCGTCACATGCCCATCCATATCTTCAAGTCGCACGCCGTGAGACTTGGCTGCTGCCATCAATCGGGTTCCGATCTCGCCTTCCAGGCATAAGTACACACTGCCGCATGGCTCGATAGTATCGTGCCCAAGGAATGGCTTGCCCGCGAACGTGCAGACAGCATGGTCTAGCACGCCAAACGTTTTACCAATGCCTGACGCGCCGTACTGCATACACACACCACGCTGTGGGTATACGCCTTTCGTGCGCCATGCCGGTGGCTTGCGTGTGCGGTACTCACTAGGACGCACGATGTTCAGCGGCGTATTGAATACCGGATTAGATGGTCTGTTGCGTTTCTTTTCGAGGTTCTCTATGAATCGCTCATACTGCGTTTGTATCATCTCATCCGTTAAGCCATTCGCTAGATTCCGCTGTCGGTACTTCTCAGTCTCGTGCTTGCTTGACATGTGCATCAGCGTGCCCAGCGTGACGCCGCCGCTAGCAGTGAACGTGCGCCATTTACTGGCACAATCGCGCGCGTTATAGTCGGTGTAGTCTTCGCCGTATAGCTCACCGCTGCTGTACTCATGCCATAAATGCTGCGCCTCTATCCAGCCAGTGGAGCGTAGCGCCTGGCCCACCTTAATCCAATCGTGATACTGGATATCTGGCGGTATGTGCCTAAGCGCTTCGCGTATCTCGGCTAGCTCGCCTAGGTCTGCCTCGACCATAAGCCCATCGTTAGGCTTCGGCACATCGGCAAGCTGGCGTATGGTTTTTACGTGATCGAAGAACTCAAAATTACAGTAGCCGATATCTGTCCATTCAATGAACCTATACTGCCCGCCGTCGATGTGGTTCGATGGTGGCGCTATGATGTACGAGCCTACGCCCTGGAAGTCTATACCTGGGTAGCGGCTATCGTGGTAAGTTTTGAATGGCTCCTCAGTCTTATACCAGTAGTGCGTGCCGCCACCGCCAGTAGCCACCACTACAGTATGACCTGGCCGATAATCCTCATGGAATCGCGTCAATGATTGTTCACCGCCATTGCGTGGGTCAACGTCCACCACCATACCAATCGCCCCCGATAATATGCCAATGTTTGCATGTGGGTGAGCGTCCCACCAGCCGCTAATGATTTTCGATATAGTAGTTGCCGCCTTAAATCCAGTGGATGTGATTGGATGCTTGCCGGGTCGTTTGCAATCTGGATCGCCGCATGTACACTGACAATCTACCACGCCATGCACTGGGAATACTGGCAAGCCTAGCTTCTCGGCATAGTGTAACGCCGCTTCTTTCAATTCGTTCATTCAAAAATACCTCGGTTTGTTTTTAACTTTATAGTAGCCATTGGCTTCAAGTTTCTGACCGCTGACACGAATCTCAGTCCCCCATGATGCGCGCAGCTTATACTCATCTTTATCTTTATAATATCTAACTATCTTATATGCGTTTTTGCGATTAACCATATACATAGGTAGAACTCCTATTTAAAAATCAACCTTAAAATCAATGGGATAGCGGGCGCTAGCCATATCAGCAAACCTAACCCCGTCAGCACACTATCTATATGTTCAATCATGTTAAATTCCTATCTAGTTAAAGGTAGAATCATAACACTAGCGCAGTATAACACATAGTTCTATCCCTAATTGTGTGAACTATTACCAAAAATAATTGCACAAAGTAGTTGACACATGGGATTGAACGTGTATAATTCTAATCACAGTCAACGAAACAGGAAGCAAAGAAATGCACCAGACACTCAAAAGAACGAACAATGAAATCTTAAACACCATGATCGCCGCTGGCAACGCTTGGGTACAAGTGCGCAACGAACTTGGCGTAGAAACATCCGAAGATGAATTGATTGTAATGCTAGTAGATATTCTGAAAAACGCCAAAATGTGGCAGCGCGGCGACTACCTTCGCGATGCTAACGGCGAGCGATTCTTTAGTGGATGCACCGCCCTGGATGCCGCACGCCAAGTAATGAAAGTCAACGCAAAATAGGAGAGTAAAGAAATGAATGAAGCACAAACAATGCTAACGAAATACACCGATGAAGATTCAATTGTGTATGCAATGAAGAATGGAAAAACAATGCTAACGAAATACACTGACATCGATACACTTGTGCATGAATGTGAAGAGTCTGCCATGGAGACAGAACAAGACTATCAGGAATGGCAGACTATATTTCATTTTGAGGATGGTTCTGCTCTTGTCTGGGAAAGTAATGACTTCTGGGAGCTACCTACTAATCCCACTATCTAACGCAGAAAAACAAGTAGTAGACATATGTGTATACTAATCGCGGTCAAAAGTAAACAGGAATCAAAGAAATGAACTACCGAATAATCAAAAAAGATACCGTATTCAACTCTGCGCCTTGGGCCATTGTAGGCATCAAAGAAATTTGCTTGACAAGTTCCACGACTGAAAAATATGAGCTGTTCGGCGCTTACTATACTAAAAAAGAAGCACAACAAGATGCGCGAGAATTTGGTTTAAAGATAGTTAAATAGGAGATCAAAGAAATGTACAAGCCTACATCTACCATACTAAACCATGGCTACCTAGGGAAAATTATCAAGTTCTCTCTAGTGAATGCTCGCACTGCCTACACCTTTCAGAAGGATGGCAAAGACTACAGTGTGATATACGATCCTGATGATGGCAGCGTATCGCTATACACCGAGCATCTTGGCCATTCTAACTACATGAAGTACGAGACGGTCGCCGACCTTGCAATGCGCAATAAAACAATGTATATATTACTTCGCTTCCTTTCGATGGAAGAAGAGCTATAACCGAATATGCCCTGCTCGCGCTTTGTTTTACGTTACATAAGAACAGGTGTAGTTATGCGAGCAGGGTATTACTTACATAGGAGATACTTATGAAAATCACAATGGCAAGCCCATCACAACACGCAGTAGAGACAATAAAGCTGGCCGCGCAGCTGGAAGTGGAGCGCAGCAAGCTTGAACAAGTTAAGGCGCGCATAGCCGACCTTGAGAGCAGCCTGCTTGAACTGCTGCCAGCCGCTGCGCCTGAAGGAACCAACGCTACCATCCTTGGCGATATGAAGATCGAAGTCACTAACAAGATTAATCGTACGCTTGATGCAGACGGCTTGGATGAGACGCTGGCAGAACTACCACCATCGTATCAGGATGTAGTCAGGTACAAGCCTGCGCTTAATCTGAAGCGTATGCGCGAACTACAGGCGCATGAGGGCGATGCCTATGGTATACTGTCCAAACACATAACCGCCAAACCTGGCAAATCAACCATTAAAATCACTATAGGAGAATAGAATGGCGATCAAATTAGTATCAACAAAAGACGCGGCGACGTATCAAGGCGTTAAAATCCTGGTGCATGGCCCAGCGGGAGCAGGTAAGACGCGCCTATGCGCCACGCTGCCTGAGCCTATAATACTGTCAGCTGAAGCTGGCCTGCTTTCGCTGGCTGGATCAGATATACCGGTGATTGAAGTCAAGCAGATCGAAGATCTCTATGAGGCATTCGAGTTTATCAGCAGCAGCAAGGAAGCAGAACACTTCCAGTCTGTTGCGCTCGATTCAATCAGCGAGATAGCCGAGGTATGTCTGGCTAAAGAAAAGGCAGCAACAAAGGATGGGCGCAAGGCATACGGCGCGCTGAATGACAGTATGGGCGCTTTGGTGCGCGCTTTCCGTGACTTACCAGGCAAGCATGTGTATATGTCATGTAAGCAAGTACGCGTCAAAGACGAGATTGAAGGCACTATGCTTTATGGGCCATCCATGCCAGGTGCAAGATTAGCAAACGAGTTACCTTACTTGTTTGATGAATGTTTTGCCCTTCGTGTAGAGAAAGATAACGAGGGTGGAATACAACGTTGGCTGCAAACGCAGCGCGACGTGCAATATGAAGCCAAGGATCGCAGCGGTAAGCTTGACGTATTTGAGCCTGCAAACCTCGGCAGTGTAATTACTAAGATCTTAGGAGAATAGAAGAATGCCAAAACTAAACAGAGTAGTAACTTCGAAGTATGTCGAGATAAAAGACGAGTATGCCACCGTGCCGCCAGGCTGGTACATCGTTCAGATGATTGATTCCGAAGAACGCACTGGCCGCGAATCAGGCGTTGATTACATCAATGCGCAGTACGAGATTACTGGCGTGGGGGAAGGCGGCGATCCCGACTTCGTAGGGCGCCGTGTCTTTGATATGTTTTTCATTTATTCCAAGAAAGACTCGGAGCGTGAATGGCAGAAGTTAATGAACCTCGGCGCATTAGTTGGCGTGCCGTCATTCGATTACACTGAAGCGTTACACAATCGCCCTTTTATGGTTCGCGTTGAAACTGAGAAGGGAAAGAACGGCTATGAAGATCGAGCGCGTGTGCGCGAGTATGCGCAAGCTCAGACTGCCGCAGCGGCGCCACCGCAAGCACCGGCACAACAGCCTGTGCCAGCGGCACTAGCAGCGCCACAAGCACCTGCGGAACCTTGGAAGCAGTAAGATGGTAGCCATCAAAAAGCCTGAACTTGATGCAACACTGGAGGCGGCATTTGCCGCCTTCGCTTCCAAGCGTAACGCCGAAGAAGACAAGCCACGCCAGTATCTTGGATGTTCTGTCTTAGGCCACGATTGTAGCCGCAAGTTATGGTTAACGTTTCGTGCTACCAAGGGCGAACCCATTGAAGCGAAAGGCTGGGCAGCGATTGACGATGGCCACCGTGGGGAAGATATCATCGTGGAACGCATCAATGCTGTTGAAGGCGTTACGCTGCACCCCGCTAATGCCGATGGTAGTCAGTTCGCAGTAACGGCCTGTGGTGGCCATGTACGTGGCCACATGGATGGTGCAGTGGTTGGCCTACTTCATGCGCCGAAAACCTGGCATGTTTTTGAAGCTAAAGTATGCAATGAAGCTAAGTTCAAAAAGCTTAAGCAGCTACGCGACAAGAATGAAAAGGAAGCGCTTGAATCTTGGGATAATATTTATTACGTGCAAGCGCAGCTGTACATGGGATTGACGGGCATGACGCGCCACTGGC